TCTCCTGTCAGTCCGGTGTCTCCAGTTGCTCCCTGAAAACCTTGGTTTCCTTGAGGACCAATTTCTCCCTGTTCACCTATATTGCCTTGATGTCCTTGACTGCCTTGAACCCCCTCGTCGCCCTGAAAACCTTGTGCTCCCTGCACTCCTTCAGAACCCGTCTCTCCTTGTTCCCCGATATTGCCCTGAGTCCCCTGAACGCCCTGCGTTCCTATGTCGCCTTGGAATCCCTGGTTTCCCTGTGCACCAGCTTCGCCCTGCTCTCCAACATTTCCTTGAGGACCGATGACGCCCTGCGGACCCTGAGGACCTTGATAACCCTGATAGCCCTGGAAACCTTTGTCCCCCTGCTCCCCTTTGTCTCCCTGCTCCCCCTGATATCCCTGAAAGCCTTGAGGACCTTGTGCTCCTTCCTCTCCCTGAGCTCCCGTCGTTCCTTGGTCTCCCTGCGGTCCCTGGGGACCCTGCGCTCCCGTCAGCTTGTAAAGACCATGGACGACTTTGGGGTCTTTCCTCTTGTGATCCTCCAGGTCTATCGCACGCGCGAATCCTTCTTTTCCCATTTAAATCCTCACCTCTCCAGTCCTGCAGGCTTTTTGTCATAAGGTGGTTTAAGGGCAAAGAAATCCGCCTGTACGATTCTTTTATGTTTGTGAGGTTGGAGGCTTGATTCTCTAGCGAAGTTTGGTTTTTTCATCTCCCGATACCCTTTGTTTCCGGGCTTCGGGAGCCTCAATTTTTTCTTTATTGATTTTTTTGCACCGAGGACACTTGAACTCTATCTCATTTTTTTTTATTATCGCCAAAAGTTTGTTGCAATCTGTGCAACGGAATTCTTTTGACATAATGTTATCCTCTTATATCGATCCAATTCGGATTCTCCAGAGTCCATCTGACCGTCTTCTCAAGAGACTCCCCAAAACTCTTCGACGGTATCCATCCCATCGAAGCCAGCCTGGCCCCGTCCAGAGCGTAGCGGAGATCGTGTCCAGGACGGCTGGAATGGAAATCGACCAGCTCGTATTTCAAGGGCTTCCCCACGAAGCCGGCGATCAGAAGGGCAAGTTCCAGATTGTTAACCTCTTTCTCTCCGACAATGTTCATCTTGTCCCGCTCGAAAGATTCCGCATTCAAAAGGAACAGAAGTGCAGAGGCCATGTTCCGGCAGTGCAGATAATACCGGCTACCGGGGATTGTCTTCGTGGCATCGGAATGGACGAAGACCGTTTCCCCCTTCAGGGCTTTCTGGATGACCATGGGGACGAATTTCTCCGGATGCTGCCTTTCCCCGAACAGGTTCATGCAGTGCGTCACCAGCACGGGGATTTTATAAGTGTTGGCATAGGCCAGGGAAAGTTCCTCGCCCCCCGCCTTGGTCGCGGCGTAGGGATTGGACGAGTTGAATCCGTCCCACTCCTTGAAATCCTGTTCTGGCCCGGCTGGCCCAAAGACCTCGTCGGTCGAGAAATAAACGAATTGCCTCAGGTTTTTCTGGAGCTTTGCGAATTCCAGCATCCACATGGTCCCCAGCACATTGGAACGGACGAAAGGCTCCGGGTTCAGTATACTGTTGTCGACATGGCTCTCGGCCCCCATGTGGACGATATAATCGACCTCCCCGACCTCCTGCACAACACCTTCGCTGAGGGGAATCGAGAAATCGTAGCAGATGGTGAAGATCCTCTTATCGTCATAGGCGTTGATGTCCCGCAACCGGTTCCAGCCGTTCGAGGCATAGTTCAGCCTGTCCATGACAACGATGCTCCAGTCCGTATTTTTAAGGAAATGCTCTACCACATGGTGTCCGGCGAATCCCGCCCCTCCCGTAATAAGGACTTTCATATCAAAATCGCTCCCACAGGTCTCTCGTCGTAAGGCGGTTTCAACGCGATCAGGTCGGCCTGCGTTATCGGGATGTCGTTTTTCTTCTCAAAATCAGTCGGAAACCAAGTGACGATCCGGCTCTTCTGGAACCGGCAGTTCATTCGAGGCTTTATGAATCTTGCGAAATTCTTGTTCGTGTAATACCAGAACGAGTTCTCATTCCAGAACGAGACGTGGCTCGGGTCCTGGAAAGCTCCTCTGCCGTCCGTGGACGGAACTTCGATGAAAAGCCATCCTCCAGGAGCAAGAACCCGGTAGGCCTCGTTCATCGCATGGACAGGGTCTTTCAGATGCTCGAATATGTGGTAGGCCTTCAGCACACCAACAGAATTGTCCCTAAGTTTCCAATCTTTATTCAGATCGCAGACGATGTCCGCCGGCTCATACATGTCCACTGTCTTATATTCATTCCACCTGTTGAACCTTCCGCCTAGGTCGATCAATTCAAGCCCCTCGTCTTTGGCCCAACGAGTAGCCAAATCCCTGCTGTATTTCAGATAATTTTTGTCCGTCTGTACTTGGATTTCCGCATTCAACTCACCCATGCAGACATTCTTCTCATGAATCCTGTACAGGTACAGGCACTTGTCTATGTGGCGGAACCCGCCCATCCCGTACTGGATGTAGAACCTGCAACAGAGGTCGTGGTCGTCGCCGACCATCAACGCTTTGTCATGCCCTCCTATCTTCCAGTAATCCTTCGTTCTCCATGCCCTAATGTGATTCGGAGCCCAGAAAATGAATCTCATCATCTGAGCCGACGGAGGCCAGGCTATCTGCTCGAAGAGCTTGTGGCCTTCGTATTCGAAATCCCTCCACCGCCATCCGTAATAATCGGAAAAGTGGTCGCTCTCCCATGTGCCGTCTTTGAAATGTGCGCTGTTCGAATATGCGAAGACCACGGACTCGTCCCGGAAGGCGTTGTGGACTTCCTGCAGGGCATCGGGTATCAGGATGTCATCGGCATCAAGTTCCGCTATTATCTCCCCGTCCGACTCAGAACAGGCAATCCTCTTCAGCCGCCCGATGAGATTATGCGGCTGGCCTCTGTCGTCTTCCGCTTTCACGACTTTCACCCTTTTGTCTTTGCCTATGTTTTCAGGGACGATGCCTCCCGCATTGGCTACCAGTACCCACTGCCAGTCCTGGAAAGACTGGTGGCATAAAGATTTGTAAGTCTCGCCGAGGAATCCCTCGTGCGTCTTGGCAAATGGCGTTATTATTGAGATCATGACACTATCACTCCTTTGATCGTTGATTTGCCGGACGAGATTATCTTGTCCAGCTTGAGAAGCCTGACGTTGATTTTGTCCGCTACCCCCGACGAGCCGTAGAACCTGTCCCGGCTCAGTATTATCACATCTCCCGCTCGGCAGCCATAGAGCATCCAAGGTAGGGTCTCGTTGATGAATCCCGCCTCCAGCTCCTCTAGCTTGGTTGCGATGTCGTCGGCCAAGGCCGAAGCCGAGGTATCACTGATGAAATATGTGTCTATATCCAGAGATTTCAGAGGCTTCCTCTTCCCGTACTTCCAGACGAACTTGGGAAGCGACTTCGTGAACACTTCTGGTTTCTCTTTTCCTGGGTCTTCCGCATAGTAGATATTTATTTCCTTAAACAGGAACTCAGCCCCTTTCTCCTGCTTGTGGCCATCCTCGGATATGTGAAAGTTCTCCACATAGACCGCATCCGATGCCGGGACGGATTGTGCGACCCGAAGCCCGATCCTTCCTTTCTCGTCCTGGAAGGTGCTGGCCCGCACCGAGTTCTCGATCTTGTTGATTATGTCCGCAAGATTCTCCTCCTTGTAGATTTGCACCGAAAGATCCAAGCTGGTGTCGTATTTCGTCCCGTATATGCTGTCGTGGTCGAGTTCGTCGTTCGAGAGTCCCATGATCTCATTCATGATGGACTTGAAAATCTCCGCCCCGTCGACCACCGCCGCGTTCGCCGAATCCACCATGCCTATGAACTCGATATCGACAGTATCCTTCTCCCAATCCATTTCCATCGTCCTGGCGAATGTTATGACGGCCCGCTGGTAGTCGACATAGTAATGTGTGTCCTTTGTCTTCACGGCATCATTCACTTTCACCGTATTCACTTCCTTGATTCGCCCGTCATGGAAACTCCATTTCTTGTTCTCCGTGTCTATGCACACTGATGGGATGTTCCTCCCGTACCGAAACACCCTCGGAATCACCGCACCTTCCTTCTCTCCGTCCATAGCTGGGAAATCCGCAATCTGGTATTTGTTCACCGGAATCCGCCCGCTGAGGTTCGCCCTCAAGTCCTTCAGGTTGAGACTGATTAGCCTGTCGTTGCAGTCGACCCTATCGATTAGCGAGGTGAAGGCCTCCTCGTATTTCGAGTAGGCAAACCCCTCCTTGCCAATCTTCAGGACCAGCTTCGCATCGCTCCACAGGTAGTCGGCGAACCTTTTGTCGAAGAATTTCTTGCTGGTCTCCTCATCATTCTTGAGCGAGATCGTGCCTGATGCGATCTTGAACGATCCGCCGTAGAAGGCGTTTATCTCGCTATTCATGCTCGGGATGTTCTCGAGCGAGAGGAATGGCAGGTAGAAATTGCCGTTGAATGTCATGTTCTTCTTGTTCGAGAAGTATGTCCAGAACCTGCCCTCGTTGTAGAATCCGATGGGGTCGGCTCCGGTGCTGGTATGGACATAAAGTATCCTGGTAGAAGTGTCGAACCAGAAGGTCGAGGCGGTCGCCTCCACTTCGTTTATCGAGGCTTTCTCGGCGTATTCTTCTCCGTTCTCGTAGACCTTTTCGAAGTCGACGATTGCCCTGTCGGTTATGGCGAGCTCGTATGTATATGTCTTGCCGCCAGTTAGCGTGAATCCACTGAGCTTTTTCCCGGGATTTATCTCGCAGAGCGCCACAATCTCAATTTTCGGCTTCCTGATGAATTTCTCGAAATCGGTGAATTCGTACTGAGCGTCGGTCGTGTCGTTTACAGAGGATGTGAAAGCGGAACTCCCCACGCCGTTGTACGAACAAACCCGAACCCAATACTGGTCATTCGGAGCAAGACCCGTGAAAAGAAAGTCCACCACCCCTGTGGCCACAATGTATTCGGTCTCTTCCCCGCCGAATGTGTCTTCATCGGAAATCTGGACTTTGTATCCGGTCAGCGGATCACCGGCAACAGGTGCAGTCCAGGAGAAGCGCATCGACTTATCTTTGACTTCGGAGAGAGTTGGACTTGTCGGTATGCTGGGTGCGCTCAGGGCGATTGCCGAATCCTCATTGGAATAACCAGGCGAATAGCTTACGCCCTGTTTCGCTCTGGCCCGGTATGTGTAGGTCTCCCCGGGAGTGACGCTTGTGTCTCTGTAGAAATCCATGTTTGCGGGAATTGTCGCATATTCTGAAAACTCGCCTGTGCCTACTTTCCGCTCAAGCCTGTGGTCGTCCTCCGTTCCCGAATTGTCCTTGAATGTTATATCGATGAAATCGGCGAAGGCCTCGGCTTCCAGGTCGGTTGGATCTTCAAGCACGCCGTAGGTGGTTGCGTCATCCTCGTTCGAGTATGGCGACCATTCCTCGGGATAGAACCGGTATCCCCTGACTTGGTAATTGTATTCGGTGTTCGGATCCAGTTCGATGTCACAATATTCATTGTCCGAACCATCGGTATAGTAGATTTCCACGAATCCACCGTCGATCGGGGATTCCCTCTCTACATAAATCCGATCATATTGTCCATTGTTCTGCCATACGAGGTAAATTGAAGTCGACGACAGGGGCGTAACAACAAGATCGCTTGGACCGGAAAGCGCCATCTACTTGACCTCCTTTATCACCAAATTCCAGTTCCAGATGTTGAAGAACTGGAATTCCGGCGAAGACGCTTCCTCAATCCTTACCAGATGAGAATCGCTGTTCGGCAAAGCCTTGTCGAAAACAACAACAAAAGCCTTGTGCTTCCCGCACTCCTCCATGAGTGCAAGCACCTCGTCTTTCGAGGCATCGTCAAGGCTCCAATAAGGGAGTCGCCATGTCTTCAGGATGGGCTTTTCCTGAGCGAAGAGTACCATGTCGTCCGTTAATTCCACCTCCGAGGGATCTTCCCTTCCTGGCGCATATCCTCTCACATAGTCGATATTCGGCTCGAAGTACTTCCCGCAGATGACATTCGCAAACTGGGGGTAGTCCGTGAAATCCGTTGCCTTCTCCAGCAACACTCGGACATATTGTCTGGCTGGCCATGCGGTAAAGAATTCAAAGATGTCCGTGGCATTGTAAGTAAGCTCCTCGGTCACGATCCCGGTAGTGAAAGCTGAGTTGGTAGCACCCTGGAACTTGATCGTGACATCGGTCGGCTCGAAATTATGGCCGAGAATTGCCACGAAATCTATCACCTGAGGCGTTATCAAGTCGTTCGGCACGGTGCAGGGAGAGGTCTTGACCAATGCTTTGTAGTACATGGATTTCGTATCAACCTGGGTATCCGTGGCCGGATGCTGGGGGTCTTCGGAGGAAGCATCCAGCATCGTTCCCTTGCGCCAGAGATTATTGTAAATAAATCTTGTCTCAGCCATTACTTTATCACCTTTGCCGGGAGAGTCAGATTGCCCAACTCGCCCTCATCCATAACAATTTTCGTAATCTTTTTCTTGATTGTGTCCTCTCCAATCCTTATCGTCTGGTGGAGATGGATTGTTTGAAGCCTCCTTGCCCCCGCCTCGCCTGCTCCTGCGAACCCGCCTCTCTCCGCCATCATGGCCCGGCCGAGACCGCCGGCCGAGGCCAAGGCTGGGATGGTTGCAACCTGAGGTATTATTATCTGGGGCGGTGGGATTATCGGGATCACCGCCTTCTTGATTATCTCAACCAGCTTCTCCAGGGGAGCGACGACTTCCGGTCTTTCCTCCGCCAGTTCCGCAACCATGTGTTTCTCGACGATTCCGCCTTTTTTGAGGGCCGGCAGCGGGGTACTCATAATCGTTGCGATTTGGGCGGCACCCAGAACACCGACCGCTACTGCCTTGAAGATTTTCGGCAACGCCTCTGCCACGGCGGATGCCGTGTAGACGATGGCCTCCATAAGTGCTATGGCTTTCGCCCTTGCCGCTGCTTTCCGTTCGACTTCCCGCCTTTCCTTGTCCATCTTATGCTGGAGTGCGTCTTTTTTTCTTGCCTTCTCTTCATCCAATGCTTCAAGGGCCGCCACCAGCTCTTCCTCATTCGTGATGGTAGTCTCTAACTTCGTTTTCTCCCGCTCATACCAGCTCTCGAGCGCGTCGGTCTGCTTTTTTTCCTCGTTCTCTATCCTCACCATCTGTTTCTGGTACATCAACCCGAACAACTCGTCGATTTCAGGTATGATCAGATCCGTATATTCCCGCACTTTCCCCATTGCTCCCTGGAAATCTTCTGCGAATTCTTCCACTTTCTGCTTCCAGCTCTTGGTGCCATAATAGGTAATTTGCTGATCTACCCCCTCTAAGGCCTCTATTACTCCCGATAGATCCATCGACATTGGAGGAAGCGGAGTTAGTCCGAGCGTCTCTCTCAGGTCTTTTATCGCATCGTTGATTTCCTTGATCAGCCTGACGTATTCCTTCAATTCCAAATTTCCTGCCTTGTATTCCTGGTGGGCTTTGTTTAATATTCTCTCGAGTTCCGCCACTCTTTTCATCTTTGTTTCGATCGTTTTTATTCCTTTGCTTTCGAGGTAACTCGTATATTCCTCTTCAGCCTCCAGCTCGTCCTTCTTCGCTTTTATTTTCCTCTCCAGTGCTTCTTTCGTCTCGTTCAGCTTGGTTATATATGCGACACTCAGGTCATACTGTCTTCTCTTCTCGCCACTCTCGTCCTTCACTATCGTGACCCCTGCCGCCAACACCGAGTTGATCCTCTTGATGGCATCCTCCTGGTCTCCGATCGTCCCGGTGTACGCTTCCTCTGCCACCTTCAGGGTTATCCTCGCCTCCTTTTTCATCTCCGCTTCTCTCTTGTCCCGCTCCGCAAGCTTCGCCAGTCTCGCATCGAACTCTTCCCTTTTCTTCACCCGCTCCTCTTCCTCTTTTATCATCGTCCAGTAAAGGGAGGTCAGATCTTCCGCCCCTTTTATCTGGCCGTCCAGCAACTGCTTCCACGTCTTGGCCAGATTGCCGAAGTTCTTTTGCAATCTCATACAGAACTTGCCCCATGCTTTATCTATAATCTCGCCCGAATTCAATGCTTTCTCTTTGAGCTCATCAAAGCCTACGACCCTTCCTAAGGCCTTGTTCATCTCCCTCAGCTTCTCTCTCATATTCTCCATATTTTTCTTTGAAAACTTATCTAGGGCTATCCCCGTTTCAAATATTTTAAGCTTCAGACCTATAAAGCCTGCCACGACCATTCCGATCGGACCCAGCAAAGCCATCATTTTCAATCCCATCACTCCCAACACCGTGACCAGCTTCCCTATCAGCAGAATCAGCGGCGGGATCACTGCCGTGAGTCCGGCAATAACCATGATCATCTTCTTCTTCTTGTCCGTTAGCTTCGTGAATGCCTCGATGGCCGGTCTTATCTTATTGTCAATCAGGTCTTTTATTATCGGCCCGAGCACTGCGAATATCTGGATGCATGCCTCGTTGATGATCGAAATCAGCAGTTTTATCGAACCTTGGAATGTTCTTATCTGTTTCTCCGCCATCTCCGCTGCGGCATTCGTGTCCGTAATTTTCTCCTCAAATTCGGCGATCTTTCTCGCACCTTGGGATAGCAGCGCGGCCATCGCTGGTCCGGACCTCACGCCGAATATCTTGATGACATCCGAAGCCCCCGCTCCCGCATCCTTGAGCTTCTGCAGGATCTCTTCCATGCTCATCATTTCGGGGTTAACATCCGCTAGCGAGAGACCCAGAGTCGCAAGGCCTTCCTTTGTCCTGCCCGTTCCTTCCGTCAGCTTCGCCAGTGCCATCCTTAGTGCTGTTCCCGCCGTCGAGGCCTCGTAGCCCGCATTGTAGAGTGCCATCAATGTGGCGGTCGTCTCTTCGATCTCATATCCGAGCGAGTGGGCCAGCGGACCGATGAAAGTCATCGAGATCTTCAGCTTCTCGAGCGTCGCCTGCGAGTTCATGATCGCCGCGGCGAACACATTCGTCACCCTTCCGGTATCCTTGGTGGATATCTGGAACTGATTCATCGACGAGATGACGGCTTCGGTCGCGAACGCCAGGTCGCTCTGGGTGGCCGCCGCAAGGTCGAGGGTCGGTTGGATGGCATCCGCCATCTTCTTCGAGTCCCAGCCCGCCGAGGCCATGTAGTACATCGCATCTGCCGCCTGGCGTGCCGAGAAGATGGTCGTCGCCCCCATCTCCCTCGCCTTTGCGGTCATTGCGGTAAGGGCCTTTTCTCCCTCTCCTGTCACCGCCCAAGCGTTCGTCATGGCATACTCGAAATCCGCCCCCGCCTTGACCGCCGCCCCGGCCAGAGCAAGAAGAGGCAGGGTCAGCTTCATCGTCAGGTTCTTTCCGAGCTTGGACATCCGCTTCCCGGTCTTAGCCATCTTCTTGTCGAACTGGGTGGTGTCCGCACCGATTATGGCAAAGAGTTTTCCTATTACACTCATCTGTCAATCGCCATCCTTACTTGCTCTTGGATTGTCTTTTTCCAAAGTTAACCACCTTCACTGGCTTCCGTTTGCCTGACTTGATTTCCTTGTATATTCCCTCAAAATACTTCGCCCTCCTTTTCAAGTTCTCCTTGTGCTTTTTCCAGTCTTCCTCCGTCTTGAACTTCTTCTCCACGATCTCCTCGAAGAAATCCGGCCCCATGAGCTGCTCGGGGGTCAGTAGTTTCTTGAGCGGTCCGCACAGAGACCAGCATCCGAGTCGTGCAATCTTGTACCACTCCTGCTTGTCCCTCCAGTCCCACGCCCTCACCATGGCGTTGAACTCAACGAGTGTCAGCTTGTAAAATTCGTCCGGTTTCAGTCCTATTCTGCAGGCTGTCTTGAGGGCGACTGCCCAGTTCCACTCTTCTCCTTTTTCTTCTCTGTCACCCTTTCCTCTTTTTTTTCTTCCTCGTCGACCACCGAGCTTTCGAAATGCCCGATGACATCTTCTGAGATCTCCGCGATCTTCTGGAGCGACATCAGCTCGCCCACTTTCTCCTCCGTCAGTTCAGGGTCTTCCCATTTCAGGCCGATGTAGTACAGGAATCTCAGCATCTCGGCGTCCTTGGCGCATTGACCAAGGTAAAGGCTCAGGTTGTTCACCACCATGAACTTCTGCATCCTCTTCTCTTTGCAGCACTCCTCTCCTCTCTCGACCAAGTTGAGGCATTTGTCGCAGAGGCTGTACTTGTTCTGGACCTCGATGAGCGAATTCAGGTCGAACCTCATCTTTCGGGGCTTGTCCAGGTTCAGCACAACGAAGGGCAAGGTCTCCTTGCTTTTCTCTTCCATCGTTAGCCTTATACCGGCGGGCTCGGGACGGTGGCCGTGGTCTGGACGACCTCGCCCGTGAAGATGAGGCTGAACGAGTACGTGGCTTCTCCGAAAATGGGGGCTGATGCACTGAGTGCCGTGAGATACGCTTCTCCTGTGTAGATGAATGTGGTATCTCCCGCAACGTGGGACTTCAGGGTAAAGATAACATCCAGCTTGGTTCCAAGCCCCATGTAGGTGAACAGGTCATCGAACTGCCACTCGTCGGCGGGGTCTACATCCCTGCAGACAATCAGGCCGTCCCCGTCCAGGGTCGCTCCGATGTCCGCCACCTCATTCCTTCTCCACTTGCTCGTGCCTCGGGCCACGAAATTTCCATAGCTCGCTCTGTCGACGCTCATGGAGAATGTCCGCGTTGCCGCTACTGCCTGCGTTTGGACCATCAGGGTGCAATGTTCACCGGGAATCGTTACATGGTCTGCCATTTTTTCCTCCTATTGATTTATTTCATGGACGCTTTGGATTAGCCTCATTGGCTATGCCCATGTTTTTATTCTTTTCTTTTATCAGGTAATACATGTACTCGGGAAAAGGGACGACCCTTTTTCCCTTTCCATCGTGTGTCGGCTTTTCAATGGGACTCACATTATCCACATAGTCCATCTTTTTGTGGAATGTATGCCAGTCATCCATCCTTGTCCTGTGTCTCCAGTACAACTTGGAAGGGCTTTTATTGATATGCTTTCCCACCACGTCCGGGGTGGCGGCCAGCTTCCAGATTCCCTCTCTCTTCAGCCGGATCGAAAACTCGACATGCTCCCACGAGCATTTCAAGTTCGGGTCCCATCTCAGCTCGGGAACATTCCTCATCATCAGGAACTGGTAGGCGTGGTCTACATAGTGATACTTCACGCCATCCGCCTCCATCATCTCTTTCTCCTGGGTAGGCATGACAAGCCAGAATTTGTCTCTATCGTTGATAATGAGATTGTTCAAATATTTTTTCTTCTTCCCGTAGTAAATGAGCTCTCCGGTAATGACTCCGACCTTCGCATCATGCTCCAGGACCTTCCTGAAATTATCCAGCTTCGTCTCCTCCGTAAATTCGTAGTCGTCATCGCACACGACCACATACTCGGTTCCTGCTTCGTTTACTGCTTTGTTCCTGGACTTGGACACGCCCGAATCGAAGGGAAGCCTCAGGTATCGACAGCCGTATCCGTTCACAATCTCGTCTTCAAGTTCCGGTCTTTTCTTCCCGTTGTCGCTCACGATGATGCCGATGTCGGGATAGAATCGTCTCACGCTCTGGAGAAATCCCCGTACCATATCCGGTCTCTCGAAGGTCGTTACCACAATAGTTACATCTTCCATGCTAATGATATGAACCTCCTTGCTATTTCCATGTAATTGTTGTTCTGAAATATAAGCCTTCTGTTTTTATAACCCTGTTCCTGATTGTATTTTTTAAGCTCTTTTTCCAAATCTCGGAATGAGCAGAGGCTGATTTCATTGCATCGGCCACTCATGTTTTTCTTCCAATATTCATAGAATGTGCTACTGTCAACAAATCCATCCATGATCGGCGCGAGTCTCTTTCCGTTATTCATCCCCACCACGATGACATTCTTCCCCATCGACATCGCCTCGTATACTGGCCTCCCGCTTCCGATGAGGAGGTCCACCTCCGCTATGCCCTTTTCAATGGCAGAGATCATCTTGGGGCTTATCACCTTCACTTCAAGTCCCGTCGCCTCCATTTCCTCTACGAAGAATGTCTTGTTCCAGGACATAAGAAAGCCCACCGTTTTCAAAGATTCGCTGCACTCCGAATGATGAAACTTATCGAAGTCAATCGGCTGCCTCATAATCGCATCAGCATGAAAACCTTTTTTCCTGAAATTGTCGGCAACCTCTTCTGAGACGGCAATATACGCATCCGCGCCTTTCACCGGCTGTTCTGGCGGCGGTATGATGCCATGTGCTATGAACACCTTTTTGCCCTTGATCTTTTTAAGGTCTTTCAGGACATCTCCGGTGTTGCACAGGATCAGGTCGTATTCTTTATCCAGCTTGATCGGAAGTTCTCTGAACACAGGGTTAATCTTCGGGAAATGGGCAAAGACATGGACCTCATGGTCGAGTTTCCTGAATGCCTTGAGCATCGTTAGCGCCCACGTTGCTATGCCGTTCCAAAAGCTTCCCAAATCCCATACTCCTATTAGTATCTTCATCTCGTCATCACACCTTGTTCATCAGGATCATGAACGTCACCGTCCCCTGATAATTGAGTCCCGGCTCCTTCTCCAGCCTCCGGACCTGCCCCGTCCTGTATGTCTTCTGGACCTCCTGCCAGCCCGCTATCGTTACCAGCTGTGCCGTCATTGTCTCCACGATCTCCGCCATGATTCCGTAGCACTCGAACTTTCCTCCTGCGTCTTTGCTCCATACATGGAACGGCCAAGTTACCAGTCTGCCCTTGACTCCACGTGCTTCGCTCTCCGTGTCCACTGGCTCCCCGAAGGTCATGTAGGGATGGACTGCCTTGTCCGGCACCTCGTCATAGACATTCCCCGTGATGACGCCCTGCAGCAGGGTGTAATACGCCGTCTGCATGGCCTCGTAGGGTACGCTCGTGTCTATGCTCATAACGACTCCAATTCCGTCTTTAGGGCGGCCGCCATCATAGCCATGTATTTCTCCTTGTTCATCGCAAATGCTGGCCACAGATAGGGCGATCTGTCCTCCACGGGTTCGGCATACTCCACATTCGTTCCCACTGCCGAGCAGAATCCTGGCATGACTGCCTCTGGAGAACCGACCCCGTCGTCGGCCTGCGCCGCTCCCGACACACTTCCTCTGTCCTTTCCGCTTCCCGTCCAGTTCACCGAAATCGAGCCTCTCAGCCTGCCCGTAAGGACTGGGCAGAAATACTTTGCCTGGTTATGCACCATCCAGGCTGCGGCCAGGACGACCTTCTCCGCCCTTTTTCTCACCTTTTTGGAGGCACGCTTCAGGTTCCGCACCATCGCCTCGGTGCCTCTGATTGAAATCGTAGGCTTTATCATCCCACCACCTGTGCCGAGTTGGGGTTCACGCCCCACTCTCCGTCCGGGGAGGGAAGCATCGGCTCCTTCTCGCAGATGACCCTCACATCATTGACCGTGTTCTTAACGACACCTCTCGCGATCAGGAATTCCGCTTTTACCATGGCTGCGAACACCACATTGTTGAGCATCTTCTCCTCAATTATTTCCGCATTAGTCAGCCTGAATTGGAACATGTTCTTCAACAGTTCCCTCGATTTCGGCATCGATTCTACCCACGAGACCTGGGACGCCTTCGAGAGAGCCTCCCAGTCCGCCTCCTTCCATGCCTTATAGAATTCCGCCAATTTTCTCTGCGGAGTTCCTTCCTCATAGTCTTCCGGCTTAATCATCCGTCATCTCCGTCACGGCCAGGAGCAGGTACCTGTCCTGCTCGTCCCAGTTGGCGATATGCTTCACGAGAAAAGTCCTGCCTCTGACATAAAGCCTGTCCCTGGTCGATATCTCCGGCTTGTGCCTCATCATCCAGACAAGGTCGGCAAACACCTTCTGCCTGTCGAAATACAGGATTTCAAGCCTCCTGGTCAAGGCCGCTAGCCGGCCTGGAACATTGTGATGCCTCATCTTCCAGGTCTTCGTGAGCTGGCCTCCCGCTCCAATCGTCCCTTCATCAAGATACCTGATGTCTCCCTTCGTTCCTGCTTTCCTGATGATCGTTTTCAAGCTCATTTTTTATCCTTTAAATAGCTGGAGTGTCACACCGCATGATTAGGCAGAAGGTTCCGCTCCCGATGCACCAGGAGCTTCACAAGCCACCTGTCCAGCAGACATTCCCGTCAACAGTGACACATTTAAACATCGCTTTCCCCAGCGACATCCCAAAGCATCAGCCTCATGAAGGCCTTTGCACGCTATTTTTTTCTTCATATCAACGGCCTCTGGTATTTCTTCAAACCCTTCATGTTCTCCGGGCTCAGTGCCTTCTCGATATCCGCTGCCGTCCAACTGTAGTCGAGAGCCTTTTCCGATTTTAGGGTCTCGTCATGCTCTCTGAGATTATCCATATAAGCCACGAACTCGCAGCACCAGCCAACCAGGTCATACGGAATCGTGACATAGCCAGCCGTGTAGGAGACAAAGACATTGAGGAATCCTGCACTGGCTTGCGAAGACAGCTCAATTTCTCCTGTCTCCATGTCTATCTCCAAGCCTGACATCGGCTCGCAAGGCACTTGGATTTCCGTATCTTCCTGAAGGCAGAATCTCGAAAGATGGGTGAACAGGTCGGCTGTCAGCCACAGGGCATGGAGAGGATTTATGAGGCTCGCCGTCCATCCCGATACCGCATTCATCGCCGTGGCAAGCGCCGTCATCGTGGTTATCGTTTTGAGGTCATGGGTCGCATCCGTCGTCCCATCCCTCATCATCTTCACCGTCTGAGCCACTGCGTCTACCTCCACATAGGCATTCCTTGCGGTTGTGGAATCGCACCTCACCCGAATTACATCCTCCACGCCCTCGCAGACTTGGATTACAGCGGTCACAGGATAATTCTTGAGGAATATCGAGTTGCTCCCCCCGTCATACCTTTCGTTGACATACGCCCGAGTCTTGATATTCCGCCTCAAATACGACTCGATGGCGGAGCTCGCTCTGTCTATCAGTTTCTCCAAGATGTAGTTGTCGTAGAAAATAAGCGTTTGTATGTCATCCGCTCCGAGGCAGTGCGTTGCGGCCATGTTCTTCAGGTCTGTGGACGGTGCGGACGCCCATCCTTCGAGGTTCGCCACCCATCCCGAGTTGACGTTTATGAAAGCCACCAGTTCAGAGAGCGTTGTGCAGCCGAGAATGCAGGTGGTTGCCGTCACCGCTCCCGGGTTCACGGTCAAATCGTCTATTGTGAAACTGGTATCGTTGGTCAAAGCCGTTATCTCGTATGTGTTCCCGTTGACCGAAACATCACCCGTGAAGACAACCAAATCGCCGACCTTCAAGCCCTCCGTCTCCGCTGTCGTGCAAATGCCGTTCGTGATGCCGGTGACGACCACAGGAGTGCCACCTGTCAAATCGATGGCGTTCGAACTCGCATCAAGTCCTCCGGTTATGACCAAAGTCAGCGTGTTTCCCGCCTTGCCCACCGTGGCGTTCGTCGCATCCCCGGACGAACAGTAGATGCTGAGGGCATCCGCCTCAAGCTCGGCACTTCCTATCTCCGCCCAGCTCTTGTAGTCCTCCAGGGTTATCAGCGAATAAGCTTCGACACTCATCTCATCTCTCCTACACGACCTTCACCAGGACCGAGTCTTTGCCCGGTCTGTTGTAAATATGCCCTACAGAGGTCGTCACCTTGAATAGGACTTCATAGTTCACTCCGGAGTTTCCTCCGGATATCATCTGGCTGACCTCTCTGCCATCCGCGCTTATCTGGGGATCTCCCACTACCGTCAATCCTTCCGGGCTTATTCCGACCGTCACGCCAATCACGGTTTCGCCAGCCAAGAGGTCTGGCGTCTTGTATTTAAGTCCCACAGCAAACTTTTCCGAAGTTGCCTTCTTGACGAATTTTTCAGCCATGTTCGACCTCTTATATCTTCCTCTTCCTCGGCACAACTTCCTTGATCCTTTCTCTCGGCATTGCCTCCATTATCCTCTCCCTCGGATCGACCAGAAAAAGACGGGGGACATGCTCTCTGGATATGACCAGATTGCCATTCCCCGATATCGATGCCATGCCGACGGCTGATTTCGCGCCCAAGCCGATAAGCACGCCGTCTCCAGAGACGGCAGCGATGCCAGAGTGTTCCTCCGCCTCAACGGACTGACCAGTCGCAACAATCGAGCCTCCGCCAGCGACAACCGAATCGCCACGAGCTTGCTTTGTTCCCGTTCCAACAATAACGCCATTCTCGGAGACAATGGCAATGCCAGAGTGTTCCTCTATCTCGCCAGCTTGGCCAGTCGCAATGACCGAGCCTCCGCCTGAAACGGATGCACTGGCTGAAACATCCTTCTTGCCGACCGCAAGTTGGGAGCCTCCGCCTGAAATGCTCATGCCCGCAGAGGCAGATTTCTTGCCGACTGCAAGTTGGGAGCCTCCGCCGACAATCGATGCAATGACCAGCATTCCCGCAAGGCCGATGGCCAGAAGCGTCCCACCTGCTGATTTCAATGCGGAGCCTTTTCCGCCCTTCTTGGCTGTTCCCGCTAACGAGCCGTTCCCAGAGACTGAACTGGAACCAGAATGCTCTTCTCCTGTGGCATCAGGGACTTGAACCTCCGCCCAAGTGAGTCTCATCACCTCGGTATCGCCTTGGTCGGGTACGAACTTGAGCCTCAAATCGTTGTAATTGCCAATCGAGTTCGCCTCGATCTCCGAAAGTGCATATTCGAAAGACACATGAGAGCCTCTCGTGAGCGTCTGCAAGCCTGTCTCTGCTATCAAGACACCCCCTTCATAGAGCTGGCAGTTCAACTTCTCTGGTCCTTTGGAGCCTGACTGTTGCTTCGCTCGGAATCTGATGATATGATCTGTCCCGACTCCTGGGTCGTTGACACCACTCAGACCGAACTCAAGAATCCCTAATCCTGTCTTTTCTGTATAACTGCCATCATCATCAGGTACGACTTCATTGGTCTTTGACCAAGCCGGACTGCTCCATCCGCCCAAAGAGATGTCATTTGCGGGTCGTGCAAATTGCAATTTTCACGCTCCTTGAATCAACTCTTTACCTTCATGCGTTCAAATCCAAATCCGCATCCGTCAGGGTGTATGTCCCCTGTGTACCGAAAACCTCGTCCACGACATCCGACGCTCCATACCAATCTCCGCCACTCTCTGCTGACCAGAATCCAACATAGTTGACCGTCTTCCCAGCAGGCACATCAAGTACCGGTGCGATTATCGAATCTAAACTCCCACCGTTAGCTGGATTCCATGTGATAGCCTTTCTCACATAAGCAGGACTGCCGCCTGAAATCTCGCCCGCTCCATTGTCTCCAGGGTCGCTCTCATGGAGCGATACGAAGAGGGCAACTGCTCCGAGTGCATCAAGCATTAAATTTTTTGCTAATGTACTATAAGGCATTATTACCTCCCTCTATCTGATAAAGACATATACCGTGCCTTTCTTGGTGATTCCCGCAGCCGTGATATAGAGATGGAGTTTGTCATTGGCCACAGCTCCGAGCGAAGCCGATAAAACATGCTCCGTGTTTGCCGTGTCCCTGAGCAATCCTCCGCCCATCAGCACATCCACCCCGTCCTCGTCCATGAGTTCCACGCCGTAATTGTCAGCAGGCGCATCCCCGCCGGTGCCGGGCACTGTCGTCAGGCCGAGTATCTTTCCGGAGTAGACCTCGGTGGTCTCGAGATCCGCAACTCCTCCATCCGTGCATGTCCACTCAAACTTTATCTTCTTTACCGTGTAGGATATTTCTTCCTCTACCGTTACTGTTCCAGCCATGCTCTCCTCCTAAATTGAGATATAGGGGGAGACCCACATCAGTCCTCCCCCGAAAAAGCAGAGTGCAGATACATTCCTCTGCCTTATTATCTTTGCTGTGCGACCCAGAAGTAGTCGATGTCGATAGATTCCTCTGTTACTCCGCCAACGTCGCCAGTCTTGCAACCGAAAAATGCCTGCATCTCTCCTCCGCCGAGTGCCAGATTCTGTACCTGAGCTGTCCCTAAAACTCCTCTTGCATTTCCAATCGAATACCAGGGATAGACCAAAAACGTGGTGGGCGAACTTGGAACGCACCAGGCTCCAAACCGATAGGTTACGCCTGATACATGCGGAACATAATCCACTGACGTGACTTGCGCTGCTGCCAGCGAGGTCTCGAAATTGAAGAACATATCGGAATCCACTTTAACCCAGCACATCCCGTCATAGTTTGCGGGCGGGCCAGCTCCTGCGTCCTGCAGGTGAGCTGCTCCGACATTCTCCGAAAGTCCGAAAATGTAATTCGCTGTAACCCCGCTCACCTCTGTGAGCGTGACTCTTGCTTCCCACCAAAGATGTTTTCCAGCCTCGAGTAGGAACATCTCGTTCGTGGTGTGGAGATAAAACTCATCCTCATCCTCACCATCAGTGAACTGTCGCCAAAAGCCATTCTTTATGTCCAGCATAAGGGGAGCTGTTCCTCCTGCATCTTCCACCAATGTCCAGCCGTTGGCAACTGCAGGCGGACGCAAGAAATCATCCTTCCAAAAACATCCAACGCTCGGGTCCTGGGTTATACACTCCGGGACCAACTGCATGAGCGAGCCTTGTTCTACCGGCCCACAATGCTCATCCCTCGGCCTCTGGTTTCCATACCACCATGGCCTCCGTGTCTGTAGCTCATAAGCCATAATGCACCTCCTTTGTGCAATGGAAGAGGGGCTTGTTCAGCCCCCTCCTCCAAATCATTTACTTGCTTTTCCGCTTCTTCTCTTCCTCCGCTTCTGGGGCCTCTTTTTCTTCAGCTTCTACTAAGGCCTCTTTCGTTTCCTCTTCCCTGACCATCCTGTCAGCCGGCGGCTCATTCAGAGCCTTTGATTTTCCGGAGGGACGCACCCTTCCGGGAACTTTTGGCCGTTCGATGACCTTCAGGCCAAGCAAGTAGTTGTAAATCCTGTGACTCACGTCCAGCTCCATTCCTGCGGGGTGGTTCTTGAATTGCCTTATCAGCGTAACCTTCACAGCCAGCCTCCTTAGGTAATCAGAGAAGCCGGCTCAACTCTCAACGGGGTTCTGACAACGACAGCTCCGACAACTCCGGCGTTCGCTCCGGCCGCGGTTATCTGAACGACTATCGATTCGTATCCGTTCGCCACATCCAGCTCCGACGCATCGAGTTCGAGAATGCCCACGCACTCATCCGTGGCAGTCGTGTATGTCACCGTCTTGGCAGGGGCGAAGACCTTGACCAGGGTGAGGTATCCGTCCGCAACGGCGGAAGCCACTGCCTCGTCCACCTCGATCGTGGTCACTCCTCCTGCATAAGCCGCACCTGCCGCATCGACCGTGTAAATCTCATCGTTGCCCGTGCTACCGTGTACCACCAGGAGCAATCCAACCGTGAAGAGTGCTGCGTAGTCGCCCGCTATGCCGAAATTCCCCGCTTCCGCTCCGCCTGCTGTCGCTGCGACTATGGGGTGGCTCTTCATTCCCTGAAGAACCGAGCAAACCACATCGCTGCCGAGGACTCCGACATCGAAGATCACCGCCGCATGATGGGCTTTCGACATGCTCCAAGCATCTCCCACAAAGGAATTGGCATCGATGTCCTGGTTAAGGACGCCGAGAGTCACTTTGTTCTCTTTCTGAAATTGTGTATGTGCCATGATTTTCCTCCTTACAGCCTACTCGCAAGAGTAATGAACGGAGAGCGTGTGCTGCCTCTCTTCGGGGTGAAGGGCTTCGGCCACCAGGGCTGTCCGTCCAACCTGATGACATACCTGAAAGCGGTCTGGTCGTGCAGGAACATGAGATGAATCGACTTGGCAAATTGGATTCCCGCTCCCGCTCCTCTCTTCTGTCCGACGAGATACTCGCCGAAATCGATGAGGCTCAGGTCTCCCTCCGTTCCGAGTGCCGAGGCATGCTCGGTCCAGACGAGTTCCTTGCCCATGAGGGTCTCGTACGGGGCTCCGGAAAGTCCTCCAGCGGGCATGTACACCACGCTTCCGCCGGTTCCGACTGCGATTGACATTTTGAACAGCTGGGGAAAGATGTCGTCATTCCCCACCCAGATGGCGTTCTTCTTCGACATGGAAAACATCCTGCCCCACATCTTGCCGATGTTCTCGGCTTTTATGGTGGCGGCTGCCTGTCCTGCCTCTTTGGCAACAGGGATCTTTGCGGTATTCCCGGCATTCAGAATCCCCAGAGGCTGGCCTGCGCCTGTCCCTCTGAGTATCGCCTCGTCGGTCTTCCAACCGAACACATCGACGGATTTCTTCATGAGTAGGGGTTCCATGGAGATGGGGCTGTCTTCCAACAGCTCATCGGAAGAATAGATCAGGATGCAGAGCTTGTTGAGGCTCATCGTCACCTTTCCGAATTTCGGCTTCGTTGCCGTCTTCTCATCCAGCTCGTCCTTCCAGTATGCCATCATGGCTCCGTGCAGGTACGTGGTGTGGGTAAAATCTTCCTGGAACGGCATGCTGACCGTGTTTCTCTGCATGGGGATCTTTGTGCATCTCTTCAGGAAATTCGAGTTCTCGAACCCTCTTGTCATAAGAGTGGCCGCAAACTCGGGAGGAATCAGCGCTCCGCCCTGCTCGGGATCTGCAATCTCAAGGCTCGGGTCTCCTGCCGTCCTCAATGCGGTCACATCCGCCATCCACTTCAGGTAGGTGGCGGTCGGCCCGGCTGCCTCTTTGTTCCCCGCGCGGTAGACATCGACGGCGAATTCCGAGACGCAGCTGTATCCGCCTGTCCTGCTCAGTCCTTTCCACTCCGAGTCGTCACCCGTGATGTCCTTGAGTCCGTCCTTGCCGGGAAGGTTGGCCAGCTTCTTGAGTTCCTCTTCCAGGGTCTTCTGTCCTTCCTCAACTGTAGCTGCTATGGGTTTGAGTTCGTTATGGATCTCTTCCTTGAGCTGACCGAGCGGGACGAATTCCTTCTCCAGGACGATATTCTCCGCAATGCTCCTGACCAGCTTCTTCAGGTCTTCGAGAGTGAACTGTCGGTTGACTTGGGTGTCATCTTTTTCAAAACGAGCTTCGACGTCGCCGGCTTCTGGTTTCTTCTTTTCTTCTGGTTTTTCCAATATAATTCTCCTCTATAGATTTCTCGCTTCTCGCCTTCCTCGCCAAGCACCTACTATTCGCTGCTTCCTCGGAGCTACTGACCTTCGCTCCTCCACAGCTACCCAGGCTTTACGCCTGACTTCACTGCTCGGCTCGTTTGACTCCAAGCCAAGATTTATGTAATTGAGTTACAGCCTTCGCTGTAAGTCAGCTACATGCTATTCTTAATAAATAGGGGATAGACCCCTTTTTTCACTTTTTCACTTAATCTCTCCCTGCGTCTTGTCCAAGACTTTCTTGAACAGCTTTCCGATATCCAGCTTATCCTTCATGTCTTCCTTCTTCTCGTCCTTCAATGTCAGTATCACTCCGTCTTCCTCTTTTTCCTCGAACTCTTTCTCCTTCCCGCTCAATTCCATGACAACCTTGGATTCTTCTTCCGTTACCTCTTCTTCTGGCTCCTTCGGTTCGGTCGCTTCCAGCAACGCCTCAAGCTTTTCCGTGGCTTTCTTCGTGGCCGAAACCGCATCCTCGACTATCTGCCTGTTCTTGCCTGACAGGACTCGGCCTTCCTTGACCTCAATCAATTCCCTTAGTTCCTTCAGCTCGGATATGATTGCTTCCCAAAATTCGTATGTAATTTTCAAATTCTCCGCATCTCTAGAGTCCGGAGGCATCATTTTCTCCCACATCTCTTTCAAATCCTTGATCTCTATGCCTTCCATGCTCTTCCCCGCCGCTGGCTCGAATAGTATCCCCTTATGCTCCTTGCAGTGCTTCTTCGCTTCGCTCGCACTCCATGTGTCCTTCGCATACCTGAACGACTGCTCGGTCATTTTGGTCTTGCCCTTCAATCTTCCTGCTATGACTTGGTATGCCTTCCCGTTTCCCGCCGTCCTCGAATAGCTCTTGAAACTGCCCTTCTTGAATTTCTCCGGGTCGACTAGTCGGCAACTATGGGTATTGGGCAGGGGCTTCGTAACCTCGTCGTCAGTGATTTCCTTCCCTGCCTCGTACTCCTCTTTGAAAATAAAAGGCTCGATACCAAAGCTGCCTTCGGATGCCTTTTCTGCGCTGTCCCATTCCAATCCTTCCTCGTTAGGGTCATATTCAAATAGTTCTTCGCCTCTTATAATCCTAACCCAACCAAGCCCTTCAATTTTAGAATAGTGCCGGTCTTCTCCATCTTTCTCTGCCTTTCCAACCGTTGACATCTTTTCTACTTTTCTTCCCAGCTCATCTTCTGACACCTCGTACTTGAGACGATCCAGTTCTCCTAAATAGCCGGTTGCCTCTACGAATTCCTTTTTTGCTTTTGCCTCTGCCTTCTTCGTCTCTTCCTCTTTGCGTTCTTCTTCTTTCGGATCATCCTTGCTCAAACCTCCTAAATCGATAATGGTCTTGCCCCCCTCGATTTTCTCCAGCAGGCATTCCTCAAAACTCTTGCATTCCTCAACCATGTCATCGGGACCGCCGATTGATTTCACGGCCACGGTCAGTGCGTCAGGGTTCGCTCCCACAGGCACTGCCGAGTATTCGAGCAGACGCCACTTCTGATGTACCCACTGCACCTCTTCCGGGTTCGGAAGCCACTCGTACAGCTTCTCGAGGTCTGCATCCTTTTTCGGTTTCTTCGGCTCCGGTTTCACTCCCTTGATGGGGATGAATCCCACACTCCACATCCGCAGGTGCTTGCCCTTGTACAGCCGATAGACTCGGGCGGCCTTCTCCTCGCTCAAGGCGAACTGGGTCAAAGCCATCAGCCCTGTGTCTGATGCCTCGATCTTCAGGTTTGTTCCCATCACATTCTCCGGCTCACGGTAGTCGTGCGCCCAGAGCACCATCGGGTTCTTCTTGTAATATTTGAGCTGTGCCCCTTTTGGCAGCATCACCTCGCCATAGGTGTCGATGGATACGGTCGATATCCAGTGCTTCACCTGGCCTTCCTGGAGGCCTTCTATGACAACCTTCTCCTGGACTCCGTACCGCCTGTAGAACGGGATCTCCGCCTCTTTCCGATACGGCATAGCCGGGTCTCCCAGGACATCCTTTACCAAGTCCTTTATGGAGAATGAGAAATCAATGTCTTTCAGCAGTAATTTGTCTGTGAATAGATTCATTTCAAGCCTCCTTGAAAGCCCTTAGCTTGTTTCTGGCTTTCCTGAAAAGTCTTTTATAAATGGCATTGTCTTCTTTGCTTTTATGTGTATTTGCTACCCTCATTTTGTCCCGACAATTTTCCTGCTCATTGAGCAGGCGATAATCTTGGATGCTTTCCATATCAAGCCTCCTTCAGTATCGCCATTAGGGTGCACCGGCAATCCGGATGCATCGGGCAATGCTGAATCTCCTCGTAGTCGAAAACCATGGTCTTGCCAGATTTGAAGGTGTGGCTCTCTCCCAGCTCGAAAAAGGGGTCGTCCAAAGGCATGGTCGCCCCGTCCATCTCCGCGCATTCCGCGCAGGTTCTCTTGTCCATCGCCGCCATCCACTGCTTGCCCTCCACGACTCCGCTCTGCCTCATCCCCAGCCATACGCCCCTATTCGTCGCCTTCAGGGTCTCAGTCCTGGCTATCATCTCAGCCCGGACTTTGCTGATATTCTCGAAGATCTCCTCTACCCTTTTCCTGATCTTGGGGATGCTCTCTCCTGCCTCGACGGCATCCATCAACGCCTTCTTCAGCCTTGCGTGAACCGTGTTCGTGACAGACCATGCAGCATTCTTGGAGTTCGCTGCCAGCCACTCTATCGCATTGGGGTCCGCCCCGTCGAAGACCAGCTCGACTTCCAGCTCGTCCAAGATATACTGACCGCCGTCAGCCATCGGCTTGGCCGCCATCAGCTTCCCGTCCTTCTGGAAAGTCCCCTGCCATTTCTTCTTTGAGAACAGCCATTTCTCAACATCGAATCCGGCCTTGTCAATCCAATACTCCTTCGTCGTGTGATATACGGACTTCCCGGGCTTTTTTATCTTTCCCAGGACTTCCTTTTCCATCACGCCAAATCGTTTCTGCAAGAGCTTCTTCCACTTCAAGATGTGCGATTCGGTGCTGTCCAAGAACTTCATGTGGACTCGGAACAACGGCAGTCTCCGCTCGAGGACCAGGTCTTTGATATTCCGCACGACGAGGACAACCAGCCTCTCCTTCTCTCTCCTGCTCAATGCCACGCTCATTTGTAGATCTCCTCCACCATCGCCTTGGCTACCTTCTGGGCTATCTCCTGGAGCTCCTCATCGTTCATGTCTTTCCTGGGAGGAGGCATGCTACCCAAGGGAATCATCGTACCCGGCATAATCGGCACATCGCCCCACGGCACCTCATCCTCGCCAGCCTTCGCCCTCTCGATGTTGACCGAGCTGTAGCCGGTCTTGAGATGGCTCTCCTTCTCCTTGAGCAGGAACTCCACATTCTCGGGAACACAGTTATCAAAGGCCACGAACAGGTTCTCGCCTCCCTTGTAATCGGGCAGTAACTGCTCGTTTATCTTCTGCTCGTACACCTTAAGCTTCGGGTCAATCGTGTCCCGCATGTACTGGGCAAAGGCAATTCTTGCGTTTGCTAGGTTCGACTTGTCTGGAGAAAGCAATGAGCGTGGGACTCCATAGCCGTTGGCTATCTCCTCCATAGTCATTCTCCGCCCTTCCAGATGGCTCAGTTCCCTGGGACTCATGCTCACCCTCTCGATCTTCGCTCCACCCTCGAGCATCGCCGCCTTCCCGGTCTTGCTCACTCCCTCAAATGCTGCCTTGAACTCCTTCTTGATTCTCTTGAACTCCGTGGGGCCAAGGTCTGCATCCTTGTCCAAGGAAATGATAATGTCCGGTCTCGCCATATTCTGGAAGCTGGCCCGTTCGTACTTGTAGATCGACTCATTGACCGAGATCGGGTCGCTCATCGCCTCTATCGGACTCATGCCCATAACCTTGTTCGTGAGGCTCGGGTACTTGTGATGTACCAAGTCCTCCATGTCGAACGGCACCCGGTTCTTGCCGTTGTCGTATACGAATCCCAAGACAAACTCGTCTATGTTCTCTCCCAAGACCGGGGTCAGGAACTGGGTCTCGAGAATCCATATCTGATAAGGCACTCCCAATGCGTTCTTCCTCTTCCACCACACGCAGTTGCCGGTTATTCCCATGAACTTCTCGGTCAGCATCCATGTGTCTGCTTGGTTCATCATCGGGTTCATATGCCTCATCATCACTTTGAACGGATGATCAATGACCTCCTCGACATCCACCGCCTTTGTCAGCCACGGGTCCAGCCCCTCGTTCTTGTACAGCCACTGCTTCTGTTCCCTTGTCAGTAGCTTCGTGTTTCGAGAGACAGCCGCACCCGGACCTTTGGCTATGTAGAGCCTCAGCCTCTGTCTCGACACTGATCGAGCATTATAGTCGTTGCAGACATAGACATAGTTCCTGTTGTGTTGGATCTGGCTTCGGGCATCCCTTATCACCACGGAGCTGCCCACGCCCTCCCCCCAAGTGTCCGTATTCTCCCATATCGTCTCGTCGGTAGCTTTGGGGGGCTTCCACTTTCCGAATCCTTTGACCCGGACATCCACCGGCCTGACTCCCAGGCTCAGAGTGTTGTTCTTCAGGCTCACGCTCGGCATGGGAAGCTTCATGTCAGCCTCCTTATCCGGACTTGCTTCTTCTTTGCGATGTGGCGCATCACGAAATACCTGGTCTCGTCCATCGCATGGTTCAGCTCGTCCACGGGCGTCCCGTTCTTCTCGTAATAAGCCTTGACCTCCGTCCTCCAAGCCTTGCATTTTCGGTTTATGAATATCCTGGGATTCCCGAGTACCGGGGCGAGTGCGTTCCGCATCGCTTCGATCCCAGGCTCTATATCGTTCCTCGCCTTGTAAACATGGACCTTGGCATCCTTCCATTCTTGGATCAGGTCGGGACGCGACGGGTCGGCAACCCCTTCCTTTACATTCTTCCACCAAGGAAGCTCCTTGAGCTTGTTCAGCAGACGCTGGTTCGTGGTATGTCCTTGGTATATCTCGTCCGCCCTCACCCATCCGAGGCCTTTGACATTCTGCCAGACACCGACCGAAAAGGGGTTTGTGCCTCCCCAGTCTATGCTCAGATAGACGGGGAGTTCGAGGTTGACCCCCGGCAGGCTCATCGGGCTGTGTAGTTCTTCGTCGTACTGTGCTCCGTAGACCAAGTCGTCCCGCCCCACCTTCACGCAGAACCATTCGACCTGGAGCGAGATCTCCGACAGCTCGTAAAGCTTCTGGATGAAATCGGATATCGGATAATAGCCATCCGCCTTTTTCATATGCTGACCCGGGCAGTATGTACCCAGCTTGCAGGTTGAGCACGAGTAGTCTTTGCAGGATTCGAGGCACTCCCAGATACACCACTTGTAAATACTCGTCCCCGATTCCAGAGCCTTCTCCAACGCCGTGTCCATGACCCCGCCGAGCTTGTGGTTCGTCGAAAGCCGACCGAGCGATGCAGGAATCCCGTGTTTCGACTGCGGTTGCGAGAGGGCAGCCATGTAGACATCCTCGTCCATCTCATCAATCTCGTCCTGAATAAGGGACTGCGGATGAGGGCCTCTCACCGATTTCTGGGAAGCCGTCAAGACAGAAGCGACGCTTCCGTTCTTCCAGACAGTCCTCATCCTGATCGGTTCGCCCACGAGATACTCGTCTATCATGTCCGTTGTCTTCCAGAAATCTCCCATCGCCTTGTAGCTTTTCTCCGACTGCTCCAGGCTTCCTCCGAGGATGGATGTCTCCATCTTCGACAGGAAGGAACTTCTGACCCACGTTATCAGCCCAGCAAGATACGACTTGGAGCCTGCCCTGTTCGCCCAGACTATGTAGTTCTGGACCCGGTTCAGCAGCACATCGGCCACGAAGGAGAAGGGTGCCGTATGGTCGTCGGCATTGCAGTTCTTCCTTGTCCCGATGATAGGGTCGACAAGCCCAATCTTCGTCAGGAGATAGACGTCCATGTCGTTCTTTAGGCCTCGCCGCCTGTAGTATTCAACGAGCCTTTTGTGCCCGGGTTCGAAGTAAGGGTGCTCCCTAATGGTTCTGACGTTGATTTCTGGGAACGACCGTTGCTCCAAGTCCCTTGAAGAATTTAGCGATTCCATCTCTCCCTTGCTCCTCGAAATATTCGTCCAAGCGGTCTTCAAATTCCTGTCTCACCGTAAGGTCGCCTGTGACATCCAAGTCTACATTCGAAGGAAGCATCTTCATGAGCCATGTGTAAAACAGCTCCTTGTTTCTTTTGCTGGCTATAATCCACTTGACGAACTCCTCTTCTCCCCCGACCCGCTTGTCGTTGAGGGCGTTGAGAACCATCTCTTTGATGCTGCCGGTGAATTTATTCTTCGCTCCTTTCGGTCTTCCCGGATTGTCTTCCTGGAAGCCTCGCTTGCCCTTTTTGGCATAGGCATTCGATGTTTTTTTTATGTTGTTTACATTCATTTCTTCTCGTCCATTATCACGACCATCACGGTCTTGTCGGCCTGGTGAAGCTTGTTGAGGGCATTCAATATCTTTATTTGCTTCGCCGACTCGAACTCCAACTTCACCCAGGTCGCCTTGTCTCCGCTGACCAAGCTTTTGTGGTTCACCTCTTTTATCAATGCCTCAAATGCGACCTTCATTTCACTCTGTCTTCCGTATCTCGAGACACCCCACACTCCGCCGTTGCCGACGGCTGACCACACGGGGCGGCTCATTGTTAGCCGCATGCCAGGAGAGTGGCTTCTCCCTCCGCGGAATAAACGGCTTATTCATGTTCATCCTTTTATCTATGCTCATTTTTTACTCAGCTTCTCCTTTATCTCCTTGATATCCTTTTTTATATTCTTAACCGCCTCTTCCAGCGTTGCTAACCGCTCGCCATGCGTGGGATTTTCAGCTTTGCTATTCTTCTTGATTTTATACTTTGACCGATAGTAAAAAACTCTCTCGATGAGGAGACTTATCATGCTCAACGTAAAGAGAACCGTCCAGAGATCTATTCGCATTTATGCTCCTTCTTCCCATTGAATTCCTTCCGCTTCTGAATGAGCCGTTTGCCCGTATAGGCAGTAAGACCTCCCGTGAGCCAGCCAGCAAATACAGCATATGATGCGTCCGGCTTGAATCCCGTAAAGACGAATCCCCCTGTCAGTAAAACAGCCCAGATGATGAACGCCACGGATGTGCGGATTGTGATTTTTTTCACATTGATTTCTCCACGAGTAGCTTTAGTTGCTCCATATCGAAGAGTTCGCCCGGGCATGACTTGTTGATATTGAAATTATGGTGAGGGTAGATGTCGTCGACTGTTAGACCATAGAGCTTCAACCAGAGAGCAATAATTTTGGCACCCGCCTCAAGCATTTCTTTTTTGGGTGCGATCTTGTCGTAGTTACCGACGAAGCAGATGCCGAGCGAGTCGTGATTGTGTCCTCGCACATGAGCACCTGTTCTGTCCCACGACCTGCCGAACAGCACCTCATAACACGGCTCATCGCCGCTGATGATGAGTTCGACTCCTATGTGGTATCCGATCCCGGCCCATTTCAGCGTCTTTGTGTGGTATTTCCGAATCGCTCCCCAACTCACAGTGCCACTGTCTTTCGTAAGACTGTGGTGGACAATCACCCTCTTCGGTACGAGGTTTGCCATATCGTTGATAATATAAACCGTGCTTTTTGGATGGGGTGAACCTATAGGGTGTCGTTTTGTACAACCTATAGGTTATCCGAAATGGCAACCTATGGATGGGGGAATTAGGGACTTGACAAGGTTTTCAATTTGGGGGGATTTTTCTGATTTTGAATCTCCCGGTGATATTCCTGCACCATATCTCCTTGGTGCAGTTGGAAGGAAGGATGACGCTCAGAATGGCTTCCTCGTCTTCCTTTTTTATCTCATCAAGGACGATCCTGATCTTGCGAATCTCATGCCTTCTTATGGCTTCGATATGAAACTGCTTACTCTCCAGCTTATAGATAACATCGTAATTCCCTTCGGGATAGGAGAGGATGTCAATCGCGGCCTGGATGGCCCGTTTCGTCCTTTTCTTTATTGCGTCTTCAGGCATTCTTGTTGGCTTTCATCAGCTTTAATATGTCTTTCCTCGTTATCACGACCTCAATCAATATTTTCTTGTCATCGGAAATCATATAAACCAATTCTCCTATGGATTCCGGATATTTCGAAATGTTTTTGATTAAGTCCAAATTCTTTGCCACTAACGAAGCGAAAACACCGATTCCGATTGCTTGAAAAAACTCACGCCTTTTCATGGTCAACCTCCACCCATTTCGCCCCACTCCAAGTCTTCCCGTACTTCTCGTGCATGTAGAATGCGAGCCACAGTTGTTCCATTGATTTTATGGTTAATTTAAACCTATGGCTACCATAGAGACCCTCAAACATTTCTTCATTATTGGCAAATAAAGAAAAATACATTATCATTGTAGAAGGATGGTCATAGGGTGGCATCATCTCCTGAATCTGATCTTGGCGAGGAAGCCAGCTTTCACCTTTAAAGAAGAAATGACCTTCATGGTTAATCCAAATTTCTTTGTTTTGATAACCTACAGAAAATTCATTTGATATTTTTAGTATTTTTGATTTTTGTTCCTGAATCTCGAGGCAATCACACATCTTGATATAAGTTTCTGAAGTGTCCATGTTTTCCTCCTTTATTTCCCCAGAAAGAACACTGCGATGATGACAATGGTTGCAACCACGGCGCCTTCCTTTCTTCCTTTCGCCCTGGCCTTCTTCCTCCTGCCCTCGCTGAGGTCGAACTTGTCTTTCCAGTCGCCCGATATGCCCTGCTCGCCGGCAATCTGCGAGTCCTTCTCCACGATTATGCCCTCAAGACCGACAATTTTCATGTTCAGGTCCAGCATGCTGGCATCCTGCAATGCGACCTTCTCCTCCAGCTTCTGTATGTCCGGCATCGCAAGAGAGAATTCGCCTGTCCTCAATGCCCGAAGATTTATCCTGGCACAAGCAAGCGTGAACAGCACCCCGTCCGGTCGCTCGAATATGTTCGCACAGTTCAGGACTTTCCGAGTCTCGACGACGACCTCGGACGGCGCCATCTCTTCGACCTTGTCCTTCCAGGAATCCCTCTCTTCCCGGATAACCCCAATCTCCGCATCCTTCTCCCTCAGCTTGTTGTTTCGCTCGGCTATGGCATCGTCTCTGGCCGCTATCGTCCTTCGCAGGGCTTTGACATTGCCTCTGCTCTTCCGAATATCGTTCTCCTTCTCCATTATGGACTTGTCGAGCTTTCTGATCTGTGACTTGTAATTCAGAACTCCCACTATGGAGTTTATCCCGACAATCACCATTACCAGGGCCATGAACATTCCCATGAGTGGGAGCCAATTTCTCTTAATCCAGTTCATCATTTTCTTTCTCCTTTTCAATTTCCAAAAGCTCATCTGCATGAAAAGTACAAAAATGACCAGACATTTCTTCCCCATACAAAGAAACAGCTGCAATTTTTGGGCAAATCAAACCACCTTTGCGATAGTCACAGGTGATAGGATCATCAGTGTAATCTTGATTGATATATCTTTTTTCAATATTCATTCACTCCTCCTCCAATTCTCTTTCTGGTTATCAGTTTAAGCTTCCCTTCAATCCACGCTGCCATGGGTTCTAAGTCCTGCATGAATATTACCGAGTCAGGCGGAAGTGAGCGATTTGGCTTCATCTTAAATCCTGGAGGATATTTGCATTTGATATCCTCAAGCTCCTTTTTCTTTCTCATTCTGTTCAAAAATCCCTTGCTCACTTTATGAGACATCACTATCAGATTATAAGTAGGATTCTCCTTCGTCTGGATTAAAACTTGCGTCCTGGATTTCAGCATAGCTATAGTCTCATCAAGATTCATTTCTCCTCCTTGCCTTTGTCTTCCCACTTGGTTCCACACAATGAAGCATCCATCACTTTGAATTCCTTCAAGCCAATGCGCGTGAAATTTCCTATGCCATAAGCGGCACCCTTGGTGTTCATCTCAGGCAAATACATGAACACAGTGAATTCTTTCCACTTTCTATTGCCGTCCCCCCAGATTTCTATTGCCGCCTCTTTCATGGTTTTCTTGTCTGGCACTTTCTCTACTTCCAACGCAACTCTGTATACCATTCTGGGGGTGTTCAAATAGCTTGTATCCTCCTTCCCTACTATTCTATAATTTAATGACATCCTTCTTATCTCCTCGCTTTTTCACCTTCAATCTTCTCACCACAAAAGGCCTTCTCACTCCTGCCGAGAAATACTCTGCGATTTTCAAAGCCTCCAATATGCTCCATTTCGGGTCAAGGTTGTTCTTGTTGGAATAAAGGGAACCCAGAGCATAGTCGCTTCCGCAGCCCACCGCATCGAATCCGTCGAGCGTTTCCCCGACTTGGAAATCATCGTCAATCTGATAAAGCCTGCCTTTGTAGCCGACCAGGAAAACGCCTCCCTCTTCCCGGCTATCCTTGACTTTGACATAGCCTCCGTCTTTCAGTCTTTTCCTTGCCGCATCGATGAAAACGGTACACATGTATTCATAATCACTAACCTTACCCATGTGTTTTGGCGGATTGAATCCAAACCTCAGCAACTGACCCATCCGGAACGAGCTCGTGTATCCGATCAGGAATCTTCCATCCACCTCGAAAACCTTCGTGTCCTTTCTGCTCCTTATATTCAGGTTGGCCACGCCGGCACTGTCTCCGCCCATCCACACCATGCCGGCGTGGACTAATCCGATTATGCAGGTCATTTCTTTGTCCTCACCTCCTTTGCGATCTTGCTCATGTCCATGCCTCCTTTGGGGATGATGATCCCGCCACCTGTCCTCTTGTCGTCCGGCAGGATGATTTTTCTGGACATGTCCGCATACAGTTTGTCCGCCTCCTTCGTCACATAGTCCAGGTCGAATGTGTTCCAGATCTCCTTTATCCTCTTCTCGGAAATCTTGAAGTGTTGGACCAGGACCTTCTTGCAACAGTTGAACACGACCTCAAGCTCCAGCTTGTCGATGTTCGTTATACCGCCCCTCTTCATCCAACCCTGATAGGTTGTGGCGATTATTCGCATGAACAAAACCGTACTCCGGACTCCCTTGTTGTAAATCCCTCTGGAAGCAAGGGCGGATGAATGGGGGACTCTATGCTTGTTTTTCTTCCCCATCGAATCCTCTCAACTCCTTTCTTCTTTATTCGATTTTCGGCCAGAGTTCGAATACCTCACCACTACGCATATCGACATAATGTTCTTCAAGGATGCCGAGATTATAAGCTTCTCGAACCTTATCCCATATTTGATATTTCCTTCGGAAGGCTTGGTCAAGAATCCTGCCCGTGGCTTCGACGCGTCCGTCGATGCTTCGGAACTCCTGGAGTTGCTCTTTCGTGAGCTTGGCAATCGGCTTGGGTTTTGTTTCTTTCATTTTTACCTCCTATTAAAATTTTAATTATTACTTTCTGGTTTCTCAGGTTGTACCTTTTCTCCTTTCATGGCTTCGATGATTTCAATGATGTCTTTCTTGATGACATCTTTGAAATTACCGCCCGTTTCAATAGCTTTGATAACATTGTCGGTAGTGACGAAATTGGCTACATACATGGCAATCACAGTCTTCTTAGAAGGAACAAGAATTGCCAACACCAGAAGAATTAAAAATGGCAGAATAAACTTTTTAGACTTGTTTCGTATTATCCTGCCCTTCTTCTTCTCGTCTTCTCCCCAAGCGCAATCAATTTCAATAAGTCCTACTACAAATAAAACAAAGACAGCAATTCCAAGCACCACAGCTCCTATAGTAAGCAATGTCTTAATAGAGCCGATGACCATAATTAAATAAATAAACCAAGGACTAACTATTGGTTCCATTTTTACCTCCTTTCAAGATTTTGACCTAATGGTCTTTTTCCTTCAAAAATCTTTGTCGTAATTGTCCTGTTCGACGAATGACTTTATCGCAGGGAACATCATCATGCCATGTACATGCGAATCGGTTGGCACAATCCACCACCATTGATTGGCCGCCCAGAAGAAAAACACGGCGACTTTTTTCTCTGTCTTGTCTTTTCTGTACACGCAGGTCGCCGTGTCCTCCGACAACGGGAAAACCTTCCATCGGGTGAACTTTTCGCCCAGCGGATTCTTCTCCCTGTCCGGGTTGGACAGCATGTCCGCCACCTTCCGGATCGCTTCTTCTAGGGGAGGCTTCAGTTCCTTTCTCAATGGATCTTGTCCGAGCCGGGACTCAAGGTTTCCCTGTTCAAGCCTTCCGCCCTCATCGCGATAATCTGCGGCAAAGCCAGATGGGCGAACTTTATCTTTCCCGCCACCGCTAGCTTCAACGCTCCCTGCGCAGCCTCCTCCTCGGTGTCGCACTCCATCGTGACCTCCGTCATGTAGCAGGTCTGGATGACCAGGAATTTGAACTTCTTCATCCTCGTCCCCTAACCTTTGATGACCTTTTCCTCGCCCTTCACAATAAAAGTTATGGCGAGAATCCCGCCCAAGGCAATCTCTTTCTTTTCTCCTTCGACCTCCTCTTTTCTCTCGACCTCGATGCGGTCGTGTCCGCACTCGGGACACTTGATTATTCGGTTTCCGCTCTCCTGCTTGATCCTGATGAGCCGGCCTTCCTTGGCTGCCTCCTCGATGAACTTGATCCTCTTCGGCAGAACCTCCGCCAAGTGGGCAGCAAACTCTTCCCCGTTCATTTTCTCGTCTTCTGACATTATTCCTCCTTCTTCTTTGCCGTTTTTCCGAGCCTCTTCTGGAGCTCCTGCTTTTTCTCGAATAAGGCACTCGTGCTTTTCCCTTCTCTCGCCGCAGCCTCGATTTCTCGGGTCACCTTCCCAATCTCTTCGTTGAGACTCTTCACGCTTTTTGATTCTTTTTTTTGAGACATTTTAAAACCTCCTTAAATTTTATTTAATGGCTATCATTCCTTCCCTTTCGTTATTTTCTTCATTCCCTCCTGATATTCCTCCACGGTTATCAGGCTTCGCCTCCGAAGCGATTTCAGGTACTGGATCCTCTTCTTGCGAATCCTCTTCAGTCGCCTCTTTTCCTTGAGATTCAATCTCAGCTCTTTCTCCAGCTTGAACTGTTCTTCTCGAAGCCTCGTTTCCTTTTGGTGGGAGTTGTTGTAAGCGGTCTTTTGAGCCTGCGATTCCTGGATGCTCTTTTTCCGCTTCTCCCGCTGACTTCGGTTCATTTCTCCACCGCCACCTTCTCTTGGATTTCGCAGGGCTTGTGGCATTGGAAGCAGACATTTGGATATTTCTTAAAATCAAACATTGATTGTTGCATCCACCAAGTTACAATAAGATTTTTTCCCACATCAGCCCCATGACATTTGCTTCTTAATTCACTCATTCACTCCTCCTTCGCTTTTTCCTGGACTTTAGTAGGATGTGGGATATAATAATTTTTTGTCTTATTTTTGAGTTCCTTCATCCACCCGCTTCCTTTCTGGAATCCTTTGCATTCAAATATTGGGTGAGGATAGTTAGGATCAAAACCCTCGTAGAACCAAACATGCCCCCTGTGTCCTCGCTGCCATGCACATTCGATATGGGCGGAGTCAGGAACTTTCATTTTGAATTTGCAATCCCAACACAACACTTCACTCATTCATCCCTCCTTCTGATATTTCTTATCGCTTCCCGAAAACCCTCAATGCCCACTTTTTGATTCCTCACATTAAGAATCAAGTAAGGCAATGAAATGAAATCACCCTTTTTTATTGTCATTAGCCTTTGAAAAGCACACTCCCATGAGCAAAAATGGAGATCCTTCGCGTTGTCTGACTTACGATAAAAAATTGTCATGCTCAAATGTTCGCATTCGTCGGGGGGCTTATTGAAATCAATGGGCTTCTTACAAATATCGCAGCCGTATTCTTCGCCCGAAACCATCTTTCTGTTCCCACACTTCGAACAAGTCTTGAATTCTTGTTTCTTTATTATCATTCACTCCTCCTTCGCCTCTCCCCATTCGGGTATGGGTCTCACACTCTGCAGGTTCCATTCGAAATTATCCTTACGCTGTTGCAGAATGTCCTCGCTGAAATACAGTATCTTCTTGATCGCCTTGAGCTCCGCTTCATTCTGAATGTGCGTCTGCTCAAGCCCTACATATGTGGCCCAGACGGAGAGCCAGCCGTAGAGGAAGCCGACGAGGATGCCTATGACGAGGCCGAGCCAGAAATGCTTTCTTTTAATCATTACAAGCCTCCTGGTTCAAAATCTTCTGGGTTATAAACTTTGACCCTCGGTTTCCATGTCATCATTTTTCCGCCTCTTTTCAGTTTTATTTTCCTCCAGCCCCAGAGTTCAAGATGACCTCCGACCTTCAGCCACTCTACAGCAAATTCATTTTCGAGAATCGTTCTATTGTGTTCAGCGAAACTCTGTCCACAACTTTGAATGCCGCAAATCGCATTATGTTTTATCGCTATAATATCTATGATTCCGAACAAATCCTGTCGCACCCCAAACTTCCCAGCATAAGGATTAAAGCGCTCAACTATCCCACAAATAAAGCCCTCTTGTCTGAGTTGTCGTAAAGTCCGTTGAGTAGGCGATAATCCCTTCATTTTTCCCCTTTCGCTTTTTTTCCTTGAGTTAATAATTTCCCCTCCATGTATGCCTGATAGAGTGTCTGTTTGCCATCAAACATATAGGGCAGGAAAATTTCATGCGGATGTGCTTGGCCGGAAGCGATCAAGCTCAGTTGAGCATGTATCCAATCCTTGATTATTCTCCAGGCAACTCGATACGCTTTCGCCTCCCGGCTCCTGATCAAAGCCTCCCTGCCATAGTCCTTCTTTCCCTCAAACAGGGTGGCTTTGACACCCTTCACGTTTGCGGGAAGCTTGAAGGTTTGTTTCTCCAATCTAAAACAAAGAACATCAATCCCTCCATCCGATGAAAGCTCCTTCATTATCGCTGTTGCTCCGAACAAGGCGAGCAGTTTTTCAATCTCTCCGATGCTCCTTTCTGCCGGAACGTCGGTCGTGTAGTTCTTGATGTTGAATTTCTTTGCTGTCATTTCTCAACCTCAAATCCTGCCTCTTCAAATCCTTCTCGAACATGTGCCTTTACAGCTTTTGACGACCTCCTATCACAATATATTCGTGCCGTCACTTTCCCCACAAGTCTCTTGCTCACTTTCGACTGACAATCCTTGATGATGGATAAGATAAAGTTTCCCCAATATGTTGTTGACCTGAAAGCAGGGTAAATATCTTCAATTTTATCAATTAACTCTTTAGCCTTCTTCTCCACATACTCATTACGCTGTTTGTCTGTCATTGTTCAACCTCCACAAGTTTGACCTTAACAGCTTTCCATCCTCTTTTTTCATATTTTTGCCATTCTATCTGTCCAATCATTCTTGCATTCCTGAAGTTATCAATCGCATCTTTTTTATTGATATAAACATGGCAACCATAATGATATCCTTTGGGGCTTTTTACTCTCCACCCATCATATTTCTTCATTTGCCACCTCCGAATATTCTTTTATAATCTTCCCTCGCCCATTTCCATAAAAAGGGAAATAGATAAATGCTAATTATCAATAAGATTAACCATGTAGAAAAATGAAGGCAATACAGAATAATAGCAATAGCTGTTCCGCCACCTTGTAACAGGAAATATCGTTTAATCTTTTTCCAATTCCATAGCTTCATTTCGCCACCTCCTTATCAATAACATCTCCCAATTCTTTTATTGCCAAAGAAATCTTTACTTCAGTAAGATGGGGATATAATTCTTGAATATGTTGGATTGTTTTGCCTTCAGACAATCTATACAAAATAACTGACATAGGAATTCTTGTGCCTTTAATACACAATGCTCCTCCCATAACTTTCTTTTGTCGGCTTAAATACTCCATCCTCCCCTCCTCAGCTTGTCGTATTCTTTGAGCACCTTCTTTAAGTTGTCAAAGACATAGAAATCAATAGAACCGTCCCCATAGAATCTGTCAGGCCACTGTCTCTTAAACAAGTGTGCCTGCTCACCTATAAACTCCCCAACCTCTGCCTCGCTCAGCTCTGCCTGTGCTTCGATTAGCTCCTTGATTTGCTCATAGGTTTGCTCTTCTTCTAATGGGGGATAATCAATTACTGGTAAATTTTCTCTTAAATAAAGCTTTCGTAGGTATTCAAGATACTTCAACAGCTTTTCCTTGCTCAGTTTTTCGCTCATTCACTCCTCCTTATCCAATAGCTTTAAGAATTTCTTTAATCTCCAGAGAAAATTAGCTATGGCTACTCTAAGTCGCACTCGCTTCGGGTAAATAAAATGACACCACAAAGCCTTTAAAAGAAGTCGATTTCTATGTATGGCCCACTCACCATAAGTATCAATCAATAAGATTCTTCCATCCTGTAACCGGATATCTCCCAATGGCCTTCCATGACCGCAACAGGAACTACTCATATCAATTCCACCTTCCTGTAATGCCTTCACAATAGAAGATATACATCTATCAATCGGCATTTCATCCCAATATGATTTACCAGAACAGGCTAAATCAGCAGGAATCTTTACTAAAACTTTTTCATTAGTTCCGAATTTACACATCATTCCTCCTCCTCTTCGAATGCCCTCGGATGGACATGGTATTCCTCATGCCCCGGCTCTCCCTCGACCCAGATGTTCTCCAGTATCTTCCGTATGGCCACCGCTCTTCCGTCCCTCTTCGCCCAATGATGGTATGCCAGGAACAGACACATCCCATCGAAATATTCGACCAATTTTTTCTTGTTGAATTCACTCATTCGATTCTTCCCCCCAGTCTTTATCGTCTGGCTTGATTCTATCCTCTTCAGTTAATTCACACTTGGATAAATGACCATCGCAACTTACAGATTTGGCTGCATCGTTGTATTTCTTACTACCATAGGCTCTCAGGCACTCTGCTCCACGTTCACCCGAATAGTATTTGCACACCAGATTTAAGTGGGATAAAAGCACATCGATTCTTGGGTCTCTCATTTACTCCTCCTTTTCCTCAGTCTCGACAGGCTTGATTCCAAGCGTTGCCCTGTTGCTCGTCTGATAATAGTAAGATTTGACGCTCGTCCCTCTCGGCATCATCCCCTTGATTCTGCGCATTGCTGATACCAACAAATTGGTTTCCATCCTGCAATCCTTGTCCTGGAACCATCCCGCGCTTTCAATGATAGTGAATCCCGAGCCATATGGTTCAAGCAACCCCCATTTTTCAGGCAATTCTTCGGGACTAATCATGCCCTTGGGTGCAAGATAGTATCTCTTGTCACCCATGCTACGTCCTGCCCTGCGGTGGCATTTGTGCTTGTCTTTCAGAAAATCAGACCGGTTTGCCTTGCATTCAATCAGGATAGAATAAGTGGGACAGAAACCTATGGCATCAGGCTCTTGGCTTCTGCCTGCCATTTCCGTTATCACGATGGCACAACCCTGTCTCCACAGCCATTTCGTGGCTTTCTTGACTAATTGGTCGTGAGTGTATTTGATTGGCATATTTTACCTATGCGACACTCCCCCTCCACCGTCGCCGGCTGAATTCATCCTCTTCCTCCTGGCTTTCTCCTAAATGTTCTATCTCATCAGGCTGATCATAACAGGCAATCGTATAGCTATCGCCTCCGCCCAGGTCGAAGCTATGTTCGCAGTTCTCAATCGGGTCTATGCCTTGCTCGGCACAGAATTGTATCCACTCCAGCCAGCGAAGATGATATGTCTTTCCCGCTCTTGAATCTGTCATGGCTTCTCCTTTCGCAAAGCGTTTCGGCTAATAATCTCTCTCTGCCCATTCTCGAATTCCACCAATACGCTATTCATCTTTCCCCTCTTCACTGCTCGGCAAGTCCGTCCATACAATCCCTTTCTCTTGGAATTGTTCTTCCAGACATAAACATATTTATTCATCCTCAGCAAGTCCAGACCATCAAGACCAAAAGCACGATGAACAGCAGTATCCACCACACAATATTCCAAGGGGACTCGTTTGACTCGCTCATCTTATTCTCCCTTATGGTTTTATCTCTTCCAGTCTCCATTTATCCTTGAAGAGCTGTCCTGTGCTATCCAAGATAAGAACGACATGATCGGCATCATCCTTTTCTCTTTTGAACACTCCGAACTTCATGGCGGATTTGGGGAATCCTAACCGACCTAATTCATACCGATTGAAAAAAGCGATCTGTGTGCAATCCAGGTTCTTAACCGCATAGACAATGAGCTTCAACCTGCTCGAAAAACCCAATTTGCTATTGATGGATTTTACATGAGACCTGATGGTGTTTTTGCTTACGAACAAATCCTTGGCCATCTCATCGTTTCCTAAGCCTTCGCCAACGAGTTTCAAGATTTTAAGCTCTGTCTCTGTCAGACTCGCAAGTCCCACCACTTTCCTCTGACTTCCCATTCACTCCTCCTTTAATCACCACTTATCTGCGTATCGTCCCACTCCTTTTTCGGGGGTGGAATTTCAATCATTTCCTCATCTTTTTTCGCTTTCTCTTCCACCACGGTTGCAATTTTCACATCTTTTACTTTCAGATGACCATCTTGGAGAGCTATCCTAACCACATCCTCCAGAAACATCTGTGTTCCAAAACCTCCCGGTTTCATGGTCTCTTCCAATGAAGATAATATTGTGAAACTACCTTTAACTTTGTATAATTTTCTACTCATTCTTTATCACCTCCTTTTAGTTAGCTTCGAGCTCTGACTCGTGGACGAGTTCCCCGAGGCTATCGATATGACCATAGTAAACTTGGCCATCGCCTTGAATGGCTTTATTGAAAGCACGTCGTACAGCGTATGCTATGCAGGAGGGATTGCCATCTTGCATCGCCCATCCTCCTCCGAACACTTTTTCGTCTGTATCTTCAATGATGATATTCGGGTCTGACATTCCATACTTGTCAACGAAATATGGGGAGTCGCTTTTTATTCGGTAGGTCTTGCCTTTTTTTATGTTCATTCTTTATCACTTCCTTTTTTTTGGATTAGGATAGTTCCTTCAGGATTGGTCTCTTCCTCCAGGATAAATTCTTTTAAGATTCTTCTTTATTTTGACCTGAGTAAATTCGCTTAATCCCACTATCAGTTCCTTGATCTTCTCCGGGGAAGGCTCATCGAGATTGTGTCCCTTGGAGTCGGCACCGACCGCAACGAAGTCTGGTCTTGCTCCTTTGATCAGGGTCAACAAAGGCTCGAGATCAAAATCCATTATTGGCTCAATCGTCACCTCTCTCTTGTAGGTGTCAGGAATTGTGGCCAATGCCAAGGCTCTCTGGAACACCTGCGGTGCAAGGGAAATCTTGCTCGTCAACCGATTCGTCTCGATCGTCGTGCCCAATATGACATTGTCGGGCATCTTCTCCAGGAATGGATGGAATCGCCGTGGATCCTTGCTCTGAAACAGATACCTGTTTTTATGGAATCTCCGGCAGATATGCAATACATGGAGAATCGAGCTGTCTGCCATCCAAAAGCCCCACATATCGGCCATCGAGCCGACAAAAATCGTGTTCCCTTCGCCCAAGTTATCCCTCAGCCTTTTCTTGTGAAGCTTCGGCATGTCGTGTTCGGGTTGCCCTTGAGCGTAGCAGTACTTGCAGTTGAATTTGCAACCGGTGATTGGCGACCATGTGTGGGTAACCCAGTCATACATGTTGCCGACCGATTTATTCAAGGACATTCATTCCTCCTTCCCTTTCTCTACGAAGCCTTTTATGACTGCGTCTTTTCCTTCTATCTGCCCCTGCAGGATCCGGATTCTGGAATCCTTGAGATCCCTCGAATCCCTGAGTCCTTTTATTTTCAGGCAGGCGAAGAATATGGTTATCAGGATACCCACAATAATCCCACCCCCGAAAATCAGCCAGCAAATGACCTTCAGACTCATAGTGCCTCCTTTGATGCAGGTCTTGGGAATTCTATGAATTCCGTGTTCTCAATATCGACGACATCCTGCATGATCTCTTTCAGGTTTGTCCGGCGATTGTAAACAAAACATTGCCTTATGGCCTTTGCCTTCCACCGATCAAGAGCCTTCCACCTTTCCTCCAGAGTAACGACTGCATCGCATTCCACGCAGAATAAAAACAGACCGCTATGATTGCTTACTCTGTGGTCAGCATGCTTTTTCCACCCCCAATTACCGCCGCATCGAGAACACTCGGAGTAGCCTGGATGAAACCGATTCCTAAACCTTATATATCGGCTTTTTCTCATGTCGCCTCCTTATTCAATCGGCTTGATGGCAAGGATTTTCTTGCTGTAGAACCAGTTCGAAAGGGGATGGGTGGCCCAGAATTTCATGCTCGCCAATTCCTCGTTCTTCTCTACGGCCTTCTGTTGGATTGCAGCCAGCTCAAGAGGAGAGATCTTCTCGTTGAGCCTCGCCCCGTCCATCGTCGACTGCACGGCCTCGAATTCCTTCACATGGGCACCCGCGCACGACTCTCTCATGACAATGGCGAACAGACAAATAGCCAGCAACATCCCGCCTATGACGAGAAGAAATCGATGAATTAGTTCTTGGTCGCTATAGCCGTGATTGCCTTTGTGATGGATGCGATAAATCCCAAGAAAAACTAACCCCAGAAAAACGATGAAAACACATAGTAAAGTCAAAATCATTTTTTCCTCCTCTCTATATTTTTAATTTCCATCTGCCCTATCCTTAGAAGACACTACGGCGAATTCCGGATAAACCTCCTTCAATTTTTTCTTAAGGGATTCATTCATTTTCTCAAGCTTTCTGATTTCTGGTCGAATATTCACCAAGAGTTCCTGCCGTGCTCTTAGGGTGAGCGAGCTGATTGTCTCGAAAAGAGTAGCGGCTTCTTCTTCTATTTCTTTCATTTTTCTTTCAAGCTCTTTTTTCGTTAACTTCAGTTTTTCACTCATTAAGTCCTCCATAATGTTTCTCGTGATGTTCATAGGCTTTGACGATCCGCCTCCTGTGTGCATCTATATGGCTCGGCCTCTTCTTCTTCGCCAGGGCCTCTTTCGTCACGTTGTATAAACATTGGCATGGC